TGTACTAAATCTTGACATAGAACCAAACTAGCGGACTACCAAATTGTCCTATATCCAGTTGATAGGGTGGAAGAGTACCACCCCATTATTTTACAGAGTATATTCTGTAGTTCCTTCAAAAGTATTATTCAATGCACGAATTTCAGCTAACTTCTCAGTAACAGCTTCCTTAACTTTCGTAGCAAATAATACACACTGAGCCTGTGCATACAGTTCCTTCTTATCAAGAACAGTATTTAATACTGTATCAGGATATTTTGTTACATCTCTTTCAAAATGAAATGCCAAATCTTCATTGATAAGTTTTCTCTCATTTGTTACATCCGTAATCTCCAATTCAACAATAGTAGAATCGTCTTTTGGATCTGTTGTAACTTCTGGAACGCCATTTGTTAATTTGATATTACCTTTGAACTGAATTTTACTATACTCGATATATTTATTATAGTTTGCTAATAATTCCTTTTCCTGCTCGCTAGTTAAATCCGCAGTTCCCAAACTTGTAACTGCAATATCTACACTTGCAATATCATTTTCTACTTTAAACACCTGATCTAATTTCATGAATTTGTACCCTCACTTTCGTTTGTAATTATTTGGTTGTATGCGTCTTTGAAACTGATTACTAAATCTCTTAAAGTCTCTTTATCAATCGTACAATCCAAATTACTCATATCAATATTTGGATTTGATACAGTAAATTCTAACTCACTGCCATTTGGTGCAAATAAAACTTCCACAGATTCATTGAGTAGAAGAGTAATAGAATCAATTTTATTTCCATTATTCGATGTTACTCGTTTTACTTGACCGACTTTTAATCTATCATTTTCAATAGATAATCTACTTGCCATTATATATACACTCCTTTCTTTTATTTTTCGTTTCCTTTTAATCATTAGGTGTTAGGTGGGATTTGAACCCACGATATTCAGAACCACAATCTGACGCTTTAACCTACTAAGCTACTAACACAGCAACTCTATTGGGAATCGAACCCAAATCTTCCGATAGACAGTCGGATGTAATTACCTTTATACCATAGAGCCATAGCTGACTCGGTGGGGCTTGAACCCACAACGCCTCGATTAACAATCGAGTGCTCTACCATTGAGCTACGAGTCAATATTAAAGCATAGTAGGAGAAGTGATGAAGTTCTCTCCATATTAGTCATCAGCTAAAAATGTTTAAAACTACTATGCTACAATAAAATCAGCATTAAGCACTAACTAGCTGATATTGGACTGTACACATCCAGTTATTTAGAATATGGTCGCTTATCAGCAACCTAATTCATGCTTCCAATTATTCTCATTCCTAACTCGTGTGTCTTACACGTCAAATGTATGATATGTATATGAGCAACCGTTTACTTTAATGGTTCTCATTAACGCAGAGAAGCACGAACATCTTCTCATTTCTGAAGGCTGAGAGTCACCGATAATCCTAGATGTTGGTAGGAAAGAAGTAGGACTTACGATGCTATATGAATAGCAAATGCCAAGATGTGTTAATCGTCTACTAAGGTAAGACCTCTCCTTGTGTCAAAATACAACGTTATGTACATTGTGAAACAACACCGCCAATGAGCAATAAAACAGTGAGAAGTTTTAGATCATTCCAAGGTCAATAATTTCGCAAACCGACCTTTATATTTATGTCGCATATCGGTCAGCGACAGCTCATTTGTAAAAGTCTATCAACGGATTGACAGACCGCCCTCACTTCTTATGGATGTGAGTAGCTTGTTATATCTATTCATTCTCTACATTGTCGTCACCTCTCGGCTCAAATATCACGTTACTATGCTTTCTTGTTTAAATTAAATTGTCAATGTTAGACGAAAGCTTCATCGGCATCTTCTGTGTCCTCACGGATGACATACATCTGAGTTGTTTCGGAAGATTCGTGTCCCAAAAGTTTCTGTGCAGTTTCCAATGCACGATGATCATAACATACCAGATTGGTTGCACGACTTCTCCGGAAATTATGTGGAGTCGTTCTCCTGCCAACAATTTCAGAAAATTCATTTATGCACCAATCATTGAATGCACTATATCCAATCTGTCGTACCTTTGAACCATCTTTAGTTTTTACGACAAACATATAAGGGCAATCATCATCGCCACGCACTTCAAGCCATTTCTTTAATGCGTCCATTACATCTTGTCCAAACTGCAATTTTCTAACCTTACCAACGGCACTACGTCCCTTGCAGCGAATTTCATGTGTTTTATAAGATACGGATTCTACTTCTTGCTCTTTGCCATCCTCATCGACAATTGTTACAATTTTTCTCTTAGGCTCATAATTAACAACCTCTTTGAGTAACTGTAAGCTCTCTGCATGTCTGCATCCAGTAGAATATGTAAACTTTACATATGCTAATTTCTGCCATTCTTCACGTTCAGCTAATACTGAACATAAATGATCCATTTCATCAGGAGTTAATGGTTCTTTTGCGAAAACCTTACCTGTTTTTGGCACTTGCATCTCCGCAGTTACATAATTGCGAAACATAGGATAGTCCTCATCGTAGAAATTCTCGATGAATTTATTTAATGCGCTGACAGAAGACTTTTTAAATTTAATTGCAGCTTCAGATAGTCCACGATTAGCAAGAAAATTCATATAGCGAAGAAATTCTTTCTTTCTAATTTCTATGCAGTTTTTATTATTCAGATTATTTTTAACCCATACGAAGAATATTTTTAATGCAGATCTATAAGCATGTAAACTATGTGGTGAAAGATGAGTCTGATTACTGAGGTAATCTTCAACCATATTTCTATTAAACTCATTAACCTCTGCCCATTCCTCATCTGTAACTGGATCTAATTTATCTGCTATTTTACCATTCAATAATCTCACTTCCTTTCACATATAAAAAAGAAGTAGGATAGTGGTAAACTAAGCTACTTCTTGTAAAATCTAATTATTTTTTAACTTGCCTTATTATTTAATAAATGATCAATGTCAATTTCATTTTCTCTACACATGGAAACAATTGTGCTGATTGCACTAGAAATTTCAGAATCGTCTAACATATCTAATGTCTTAGGTTTTGTCTTTTTGCCAGATGTATTAAGATAATTTGTAATTCTTGAATTAAGATTTATACTATGTTTGTACAAAAGTTCCTTTTTAAAATCTGTCCATGCTTTTCCATAATTATTTCCAATAGCACCAGCATAAGCTATCACCAATGAATTTATCAATGGTCTGTCAGCCCATTCAAGATTTTTCTGCGCTAATAAATTATTCTCATTATTTAAAGAATCATTTTTCTCAATAAGTGGAGCAGTTGCTTCTTTAACTTCAATTTCAGTTAATTTTTTAGAAGCAATCACAGCATCTTGACCACCATTATAAATTGCCAATAAATAATTAGCTTTTAATTGTTCATTAGAATTGATTACCTGACGCATGGTAAAATATTCATCAATAAACTCATCCATAATGTTCCAAGATTCGTCATCATCCATTGACTTTATCAATTTTGAATATCCACGTTCTGACAAAATAAAAGCATCTTTGGCTCTATTACTTGAAACTAAATCTAATTTATCTGCAATTTTTCTAAGTGAAACTGTTTCACTTAGAAGATTGATATAGTCTATGCCTTCTTTTATCCTATTTCTTTTAATAAGTCTATTAATTGATGCATTTACATCAGACAATCGCATATGATGAATTTCTGAGATGCTTTTTGCAGAAACAATTCTACAATTTTTTACCAAACCCACCTTCAACAATTGGAATATCAATTCCCATAAATTTTTGTGTCCCATTAATTTTAATTTCGTTCATTCAAATCCTCCTTTTATCAATACAAAATATTAGTAAAAGAAGATGGCAGGTAATTATCCTGCAACTCTCCGTTGTTGATGCGATAGGAACATACCCTATACATGCGTATCATCAACAGAAAGGTAGAGATAAGCTAATTGCTTGTAATTCTCTTTGTCAATCTAACTGACCGACCTATATATTTATTCTCCATTTGCCATACGACAAATATTGAAATAATGGGTAATGAGGGAGTCGAACCCACTCGATGCCGAAACCACGAGATTTACAGTCTCGCCAATCTCCGTAGTTGTTTAATTACCCATAATAAAAGAGTGTGAAGCTTTAACCACACACTCTAAAAATCAAATATTTACTTTACCAATTCAGTAACTTGCGCCACTCATTCATCTCATCCTGAATCTCACAATATCTCAGAAGCATATCTCGAATACCATCTAAATACTTTTCCTCAATATCTTCGATAGCCTTCTCATAGGTTTCCTTATCTACAGGCTTTCCATTAACTTTGTAAGAAGTGGAAGAAGAAGTAGTCTCATCATGACAATTACAATTTTCACAATCATAATCAAAGTCACCAATTTCTACTTCATATACCTCATCAGATTCAATCTTTGGAATAATCTTAGAATTGCAATCATCAAAAATATATACGACATCAGCTTCAACAAAGATATAACCATCTTTTCGCTTTACAGGTTCACACCAAATTTCGTC